TAAGATAGATACACTGTGACCCAATGTAAAAAACATCATTTATTTTTTATTCCATTAAAGAATGGCTTACATAAAGCAATGGATACTTACTGTGGACATACAGTAGACGGTCAGACATGGTATTGCTCGAAGGAATGTCTGAGACTTCATAGAGAAGGACAGCCTCTAAAATACATACAGAGTAATGATGAACTCATAATGAATGACCGAAAATAACCCTTTGGATAGTCTTGGAAATCTATGGGATTATATGGTATACTTTGGGAATCAGATGCAGATTCGAAAAAATCTATGCGAAACTTAATCTCTGGTGTGATTCGCCGAGCGAGCCTCCAAGTGCCGCCGAGGATTATCCAAAAAATCTCAAAAAAGTTTAAAAAAATGCTTGACAAAACCCCTTGACAGCTGTATACTGGTCGGTGACCAATGATGATAAGGATAAGATTATGATAAGTGTTGGATATGATTCGGAATCATATATGGGTATTGGAGAACCTTCAGAACATCCTGAAGTTTTCTTAGGGTTTCCTGATATTCCTGATGAGCCTTGTTTGAAATGTGAGCTTCGAACTTCCTGTGAGAAATCTTGTAAAGCATTTCGAAATTATGTTGCCTCTGGAAAATTCAAAGATGAAGATATCGGAAGAATTCTCAAAGATTTAGCTTGACGCCATCTGACAGATATGTTATAAAGGTCTTGAAGATAAGAAAGGTGATTCGATGGCATATATGTCTCAACAAATGAAAAAAGAACTTGCTCCTGCCATTAAGGACGTTCTGAAACAATTCGGAATGAAAGGTTCTATTTCTGTGAACAATCACAGTACATTATGTGTGAATATCAAATCAGGTGATATTGATTTTGATTTGCGTGACGGATATGGACAAGTCAATACATATTGGATTGATTCTCATTGGTCTGGTAAAGCCAAATATTTTCTGAACCATCTTCTTGCTGCTATGCAAGGTGCCTATAGTAGTGGACCTACAAAGTGGTATGACAACTCTGATGCCATGATTGATTACTTCGACACGGCATATTATATTGATATCAACATTGGGAAATGGAATCAGCCTTATGAATACACAGGATCTTAAAACTTTTATGGAAAATCTCTGGGACGCCAGAGGCATGACAGTGCCTGGCCTCGGAGAAATCGTCGAGGTTCGCTGTAAGTATGGCGACGATCTTCAGGCGACCTTTGAGGATTCGAACGGAGAAGTCTCATTATGGGACGGCTCAGAATTATATGAGAGGTGGCCTCTGATGTTCACTTAGCGACCCCCTCCCCCGAAGACTGGTGAAGACTTTATCTGAGGGTCCCATAGCGATCGGGGTTTCAAGTCTATAGACAGCCCCCTCGAAACTCAGAGAAGCTTCGAAGGGTTATCCGAAAAAAAATTTTTTTTGCGGCAAAATTTCGATATAGGTTGCGTAGCTCAACTGGATAGAGCAACTGACTTCTAATCAGTAGGTTGAGGGTTCGAGTCCTTCCGCGACCGCCAAACAATGCAGAAAGGTATCAGAATGAAACACAGGTTTTTCTGGAAAACGAAAGATCAGTATGGCCTTGGAAATAGATGTGAGTTTCAAACATCTGAGTATATTATATCTGTGATAGATGATGGATATGGGTCTGATAAAGATCTCTATGAAATGGCAGTTTTAAGTAAGAGTTCTTCGGAGTTTGTTTCTCTGCCTGGGATTACAGAGTCTGATGGTGTGAGAGGTTGGTTGTCTCTGGATGAATGTGATATGCTTCTGATAAAGATTGCAAGTTTAACTGGAGAGAATATTCAATCTATCTCGGTGGAGGAAGTCCAAACCTTATTATGACATGTACTTTAGTTGTGATGGGTTCTAAAAGTTTGAAAAATTTTCTCGAAGTGCTCTCTGTGTGCTTCAGATAGGCAGCATCCAACCAGACAATAAAAATAATGCCTAGCAAGACTTTATCTGCTAGGCTAATCTCTTTTTTTGGTTGCAACTCTCAGTCTCCTCTGAGAGTTATTTAGGGCTTAGAGGAGTGCCAGAAGCCCTATCATAACAATCACAGAAAGTGTTGTGGAGAGAACCGAAACGGTCATTGAGAGTAACGAATTAAGCATCTGTGGGAACCTCCAGTTTTGTTTGCGTCACTTTGGTGCTTTTCCGTATGGAGTGGAAAAACTTTTTGGCAGAAGCATAGTCGGCGAACTCTTTGTCGAACCACCATTTGCCGAAGACTTTGTAAGAAACTTTGTACATAACGAATCACCTCTCTGATTACTCTTATAAACTAACAGAAAATAACAAGGGTGTCAAGCACTTTATGCAACTAGTGGTCAAGCGCGTTCGCTGGCGCGAAAAAGTCTCTCAGAAGTTTTATATAAATAGCAGAAAGGAGCAAAAAGAAATGCCTCATACGCAGCCGGAAATTCACAATCCTACGACTGTCTTTCATGAGAATGTAGGAATTGGTAGAAATACTCAGTATGGTGATCGCCTCTTTAATGAGCGTTATGATGTTTTGACTCTACCTGTAGGCTGTTGGATGGTTCTTCCTACAACATTGTCGCATAGAGTGACTCGAAACAATTGGGGTGGATTTCTTCAAGATCAAAGTTATATTCGTGTTTGTAACACAAAAGAGATTGCAATTGCGGAAGCTCAGGAAATAAAAGACTGTTATGGAATTGATACGAATATCGTTCCTATGACAGTAAATGTGGAGGTTGGAAAGTTGGCGGGAATTAATACAGGTCAATTGGGTGATGTTTACAATCAAAACGAACCAGTGAATGGTAGTGTTTTGAGATGGGACGAAGGAAAACCTACAGAATTGACACTCAATTATAATACAACTCTAAATGCTGGAGATGTGGTCTATCAGGAAAGACAGGATGCATTTGGTACAGTTCGATTTTCAATTGTGGATTCGAATGTTGTTGAATTGATTAATGTGCGTGGTATTTTCAAGACTATGGATTTGATGGAAGCGAACTTGAAAGTCATTCGAAATGACGAAAACAAAACAGTTGAGCATCTTTTAAATTCTAACAATCAACCAATTCGACCAGTCTCTGTTCTGAGACAAGAGGCACATAATGGTGATGGTTATCATGACTATGCAAGCTATTATTCGACAATGTTAAACACATATGGTGAAGTAGAACCAACTATTAAATATCCAGGCGACATGTGGTTTAATACGAACGAAGGCGATCTTCTAATGTGGACTGGTGATGCATGGATTGAAACAATGCCAAATATTCTAAAAGATCTTGGTGGTGGTGGAAGTATTGATGCATCTCTTTTTTCTCCAGTAGCATTCTCTGGTGACTATAACGATCTGATCAATGTCCCTACATCAAGTGGTGGTACTGGACTGACTGGAACTGGTGATACTGTAGATACAATGGGAACTTTTTCTAGTCAGCTTGGAAATGCGATTTTAGACCCATTGGTTGTACCACAGGGATGCACGATTGTTGTCTTTAACTCGCAAAGTAAGTATTCAGAAGCGAATGTTGACTATGTTTCTATTCAAGAGACAGGTGGTGGATTTGAATATGCAAGAGGGGGCACAACTGCAAAATGGAAAAACACCTTTTCGGATGATCGTAGTGTTCGATTGTTTGTGACAGAAAACTTAGAAGAAGGTGCAGAAGCTGTTTATATAATCTTTAGAAATGATATTATAGACGTTGCAGACATTATTGCGCAACTTGCTACGGTTGCATCGACCGGACTTTACGAAGATCTTCTCAATGCACCAGTTGATATTACAGACTTTACTGATGATTCTGGTCTTCTATCTATATTGGGCGCATCTATTGTGAGTGGTACGATGCCAACCGAAAGAACAAATATTGGTGGTCAATCAATTCCACTTTCGTCAGGAGATTTTTGGTTTGATAACATCACAACTGGAAAACTCCATGTATATGATGGAAGCAATTGGATACAGGTTACATAGGAGAATAATATGACATTTCCAGCAAGTCCAAGTGTCGGCGATACACATCAACTCGCCTCTTCGGGCCCAACGTACACATTTACATCCGACAATATATGGGTCAGTCAAGATGGCGGCGGTGGTAGTTTTGGTGATTGGAGTTCAACCGAAGTTGTAAGTGCTACAGGTAGTAATAATGGCACCTCAAATAGTAGTGCAACAATACCATCTGGAACTAAAGGTATCTTAATACAAGGAAGCGCAAGCAGTGGAAACAATAGTCAAGGTCAGGCAAAGTTATTCGTAAATGGCACGCAAAGAGCGGCCGGATCAGTGCAGAACGACGGCGATGGAAGTGTAATCGATTTTGATTATTTAATTTATATTGATGCCACTACTGGATCGGGAACATATTTTCTCCACTCAGGTTATAATAATAATAATGTTACGCTGCCAGGCACATCTTGGGTTGGTTCTGGTACAGTAACTTCTATTCAAGTTCAGGCACAATCAACAAGTAGTGATAAAAACACGACCCACATCACAAATATATATTATAGTTAATGAACAATATAGAGGATAAATAAATGGCAAATTTTCCAGAAAATCCAGTGAATGGTCAAATACACTCTATTGGTAATGTAGTATGGAGTTATACAGAGGCAACTGATCAGTGGGAGGTTACTGAAGTGGTCGGTTGGAGGATGCAGCAAGAACCAAACGGAGCTCTTGTTTGGCTTTATAATGAAGAAAAGAAAATGAAATTGGATACAGCTGGTAATTTAACTGTGACTGGAGATATCACTGCATTTGGAATTATTTTATAATGGTGTTAAAATTAGAGGGTAAACTTGCTATAACGGAAATTGGTAGAGAATTTTTTCATCTACCAAGACCTGCTACGCATAACCTTGGCGATTTTTATCGTGGCGGATATGCTGGTCAAGATCCAATATATGTTCCAGATAATCAATATGCGTCTGGTGTTCCAACTCATCCCAACCCAATTAGTTTTTCAGATTTTTACGGACAAGAAGCTAGAATAGATTATGACGACTTTTCCGATTACATAGTAAACGCACCATATAATGCACACCCTTACTGGTGGGCATATACTTATCGACTAAACGATCCATATAAGGGCGAAGAATTAGGCGGGCCAACCCGTGAAGGTACACGAAGTAATTGGAACAGTTTGGTTGGAAAAACAAACAAAACTTATTTTCACGTAAGTCAATTGGATGAAGTTGCCTATTATTTTTCAATTCCGCCTGGAAGGCCTTCCAGAGTTATTGTAACAGCCGCAAATGATATGATAAGAAGTGATTGGGATGAACAGGGATATAATTACCCAGATGGTAGTGGAATTCAAAACTTGGGTTTACGACTAGAGGGCGCAGATAATAATTTAATATTTTTTCAACAGGGAACAGGCGGTTCTCATATGAAAACAGGACATACTCCATTTGTCATGCCAGAACTTAATTATTTGGTTGACCCTAATATACACGGAACTGAGTTAAGTTTGAGATGGGCCGCCCGAATATATAGAAATGATGATGATGGCCGTATCATTAGGCATGTTTTGTCACCAAGAAATTTGATTGTGAAGGGAGTTTAATATAAAATGGACAACTATAATGTGCCGGAACAGATAAAAGAAAAAATTAAATCGATTTGTGTTGCAAAAAGAACAAAAAGAAATATTTTTGGTATTAATACTACTGTAAAATCTCATATAATTGCTTTAAACTCTGACTATTTAGAAGAATATATGACTTTATCTGGTGTAAAACTTTCAAATTGGTTAATAGAACTTATCTATGATGGTGGAGAATTTGGAATTGATGTAGATTCTATATCTACTGGAGTATATAGAATGTATATTAATGGTCGTTATGCAACTATTTTTCCTTTTGCAGTTGATTATCCATTTAATTATGAGATGCCAAACGAAGAAGAATACAAATATCAGGGGTTTGGATTTTTTTATGATTCTCAAAATGATATTATAACATCATACAAACATTATTTTGTAAATAAAACTAATAAATTTAATATATTAAACTATCATTTCACTCAAGAAAAAGAATTTGACTACTTGGGTAGTGAAGAATCTTATAATGGCCGTCAAGATTTTATCGAGGAATCTAAATATTATAGAGAAAGTGGTGAATGGCATATTAGATTCATACAAAGATTGGATGTAAATCAGAAATATATGATTGCCCACCGCACGTTCGACAGATATGAAATGCAATCAAGGTAATAAATGGTTAATTTAGACTCTATATCGCAAAATGCAGAAAGTGCAATGACACAAAAACCCGAAATCGAATTGGTTTCGAATACTTTAAGTGGTGTGGTGACAGGATATAAAGTTAGAATAACATTTTTTAAAGACACGCCGGAAGAATTTAAAGAAGAATATGATGTTAGTAGTGCGTTAGAGGATATTTTATATAGAATGCAATTACTAGAAGCGGAAGCTCTTTACGTTGGCCGTGGCGAATCTGTACAAAAACTATACATTTCTATGAAACCATCCATAAAAAAGTGGGGAAGGTTTTTAAATGAGTTAGGTGGGGTTTGGTTGTTATATGGATGTCTACAAATTATCTGGTCAATTAATAAAAATTACTATGAACTAGTTGATGAATGTTGGAAAAAAATAGGCCTTTGGAAATAAAAACCTATTGACATATTATATTTTGTATGATATATTAGTTCTTATGGTGTAGGAGTTAAAGAAATGTTCTGTTTTTTCTCTCTCAACTTTCTAACAGTCTTTAGCTTCTACACCTTCATTATATAGAAAATTATGGATTTTAGTATTATGAATGTAGAGTCTAAGTATACTTTTAATTACTATGTAAGAAAAGATTATATAATATCGGAAGACATTACATGGGAAATAGATGGTTCTCAATCTATAGAAGATATAATAGAAAAATTTCAAAGATTTATGTACTCCACTCAAGGATATCTTGGTGTTGAAATAGAGCCCGAGCAATTGGAATTCGATTTTAATGAAAATTAAATAGGTATGCATTTAGTGCATAACGACCTTTACTTCTTACCAGAGGTAAAGGGGGGTGTTTGACAAACATTCTCTCCTATATATTATTAGGTAATAATTACTTACACACACATTTATCACATTGGGAGAATAAAAAAAATGTTTGAGACATTTGTAAGATTATATTCAAATTGGCAAAATAGATACGAGGCTACTCGTAGTAGAAAAAATACTATCGTCGAGTTGAGCAAACTCAATGATAAAGATTTAGAAGATATTGGAATAAACAGAGGTGATATTCGTTTCATTGCAGATAAACATTATAACGACATTAGAGAAGAATATTTCAGAGATATTAGAGCCAGAGCAGATATGATAAATTCTAATTTAAGAGGATGGGTATAATGACAGATACTTTATTTCATTTAAGAAATGAGATGTCCTCTATGGCGTCTAATGTTTGGTCTGGGTTTTATAAATTTTGTGAAATTTCTGGTTATGCAAGAGCAGCATCAGCACTAGCCAGACAGGGATTGCACGAAGAAGCAAAAGCATGCATGATGCAAGCGAAAAAACTGCGTAAAAATCTCTAGAGAAATATAAGAAAATTAAAGTGAATTAATTATATAAATAAACGGCGAGGACATAATGTTCTCGCCTAAATTGAGGATAATAATATGGCATTTAAACTTTCAAGTAGATCTTTATCTAAACTAGAAGGTGTACATCCAGACATGGTCCAAGTCGTGCGCTCGGCGATTGAAACGACCAAGGTCGACTTCGGAGTTATTTACGGAGTTCGTACACTAGAAGAGCAGAAAAAATTGTATGAGTCTGGACGCTCACAAACAATGAAATCAAAACATCTCATTCAAGAAGACGGATATTCACATGCAGTCGATCTGATGGCTTATGTGGATGGTCAAGGTGTTTGGGAATTGAATGTTTATGATGATCTCGCTGATGCAATGAAAAACGCCGCAGTAAAGCACGGTGTAAAAATTCGTTGGGGTGCTGCGTGGCATATTGATGACATTAGATCTTGGCCAGGTTCTATGGAAGATGCTATGAATGCATATGTAGACTTGCGGCGCAGTGAGGGCAAAAGACCATTTATTGATGGTCCACATTTCGAGTTGCGTTAATGTCTGAAGAATGGTGGCCAGATAATCCCGCCGAAGCTGATTCATTTGGATTATATAGTTACTATGAAATAAACTACGCGAAAAAAGTAATGCGAGAATGGAAAGACAGTAAAGATTCGTATCATAGATATGAAGTGATTAGAGCTAGAAAAATATTAGAAAACGAAGGATACAATCCCGATAATTTTTCGCCATTAAAATATATAAAAAAGAATAATAAAGTGCTTGACAACGGCGAATGATTCGTTTATAGTATTCTTGTAATGAGAGACTTAGAATTATATATCTTCGGTTCAACAAAATCAAAAAGAGCACTTGCGGAGAAATTTGCAAGTGCTGCAAAACAAGTTTTATTTCCTAGAATGGAAAATGTCGTAGTTAACATCGAGCTCTACAAAAACCTTTTAGAAGATGAAGGAGTTTGCGGCGATGTTATGCACGAAGACGATAGAGAATTCACTATCAGACTTGATAGTAGTATGACAAAAGAGGATTTTGCAACGACCTTGTGTCACGAAATGATTCACGTTAGACAATATTGCAGAAAAGAATTGTCCCAACCAACTGGCAGAACTATGGTTTGGAAAAAAGAAGTTTTTCCAACTGACTTGGATTATCATTTGCGGCCATGGGAAACGGAAGCACATAGTTTAGAATCAGAAATTTACAACAGGTGTGATAATATTGTCACTGCTTAATTTTTAGAAAAAATCTATTGACATTTTATTCAATATAGTGTATAAATAAAATCGTAATCATTGATACGATTCGACACACATACTGGACTTGGGGGCAGTACCCAACGCCTCCACCATAAATGCACTACGTCCTGCTGCATCAGGAAGTTATGCAGAACATAGGTTGCCCGTATGGGAGACTGAAGTTAGTGCATTTATGATGGGGGCGAACTAGGATCGACAGGTGAGTAGAGATGAGAGTAGATTGCCGTGATGACCTACGTTATTCGGTCAACAAAACTAAATGCAAACGATAATTTTGCACCTGTAGAGACAGCTCTAGCAGCTTGATTCTAACGGAGTTGGCGACTTACTTGGCAACAGAAATAGTCGCATTTTAAAACTATAATAAAACAAGGAAATCAATAAATGAAAAGTTTAATTTTGACTGGTGCAATTGCACTTGGTTTGTCAACTGCGGCGAACGCTTGGGAATTGGGTAATGGTCTTTCTATCGATAATGAGATCACCGCCGAAAGAAATCTAGAAACTGATGTAAATGTATTTACATGGGATTTGGACGCTTCTTGGGACTTTGGTCTTGGTGTTGTAGAAGTTGGGCCCCAAACATTTGATATTGAAAATATTGAATTTACAGGAATGGATTATAAAATCACTGTGCCTGTAAAGTGGGTAGATGGTCTGGAAGCTTATACAAAGACCACAACTAATGATGAGTGGGAAATTGGTGATGTAACGATTGGTGCATCATTTACTTTCTAAATAGTGGTGAGTTGACGGCTCACTTAGAAACAGAAGTAGTCGTAAAAAATAGGAGACATAAATGTTAGGTAAAATAAAACTTGCCGCTTTATCCTTAGTTATGTGTAGTCCAGTTTTTGCTGGACAATACATAACTGCAAAAGTAGTATCAATCGAACCTGTATACAGATCTTTCGCGGAGTCAACTCCACATAGAGTTTGTCATAATGTATCAGTTCCAATTCAACAATCAAATCAAGGAAATGTTTTGACCAATATGATTATTGGTGGACTCATTGGCGGTACAACAACAAATAGTGATAGGGGTGCAGCCGCCGGTGCAGTAATTGGTGGGTTACTCACACAAAATAATACAACTACAGGATATACTACGCAACAAAGATGCGAGACACAATACACAAATACTTATGTAAATAAAATAACTGGTTATGTAGTTACCGCCAAGTATGGTAATGAAACTATCACATTGACAATGAATTCTCGGCCTGGTAATACTATTACACTTTATCAGGAGACAACTTATACTTTCAATTAAAGAATCATATCGTCTGTTTTGGTTGGTCAAGGGACACCTAAATGCGCCACACAATACTATAATGGATTCCGCTAATGGATATTTTAAAAGAGTGTGGTATGATTTTGAGGGCGAAGATATGGAAATTTGGTTGGAGGGTTTTGAAGAAGAATATAAAAAAGTTCTAGAAACCCGCTTGACAAAATTGGAAGAATAGGATATCTTATATAAAGAATTTCAATCGACGGATTGAAATGTGGTGACTGAATAAGTGGTAAGCGTGCCACTAAGGTATACACGAAGAGGGTAGCTCCCTGTCTTAGCGGATGCAGTGTAGTTTGAAAGTGAGTTAGCCAGAGCGCTCAGTGCGAGTAGATGTAGGTAATCGGTAATCCTACCCACACATTATAAACGGAGTGTAGCGCAGTCTGGTAGCGCACTTGTTTTGGGTACAAGGGGTCGTAGGTTCGAATCCTGCCACTCCGACCAATAATGGAGATATTGATGGATAGAAGAAGTAAACCAGAATGGTACACAGACACAGATGGAAACATTCGTTTGTATGAAGGTGGGAACCAAGATTATAAGCAATTAGGTGTTCAACAATCAAACACGTATGTTGCAGTAAAAGTTGATGATACGATGATTCTTGTTCAGATGGACTTGGGGTTAAAGTGAATATCAAACAATTCAAAGACGAAAGAGATGAGTTACTAATCATTCTTATGGAAGAATGTGGTGAATTAATCCAAGAGTGTTCTAAATGTATTCGCAAAGGCGACTATGATAGAAAAGAATTTAAAGATGAACTTGGAGATGTGATGGCTATGATTAATCTCGCTCATGAATGGGATATGTTTAGTTGGGTCGAATGTGAAGAAAGAATTGAATGCAAAAGAAACAAACTTAAAAAATGGAGTAGGTTGATAAATGAATAAACCGAAAATTGATGGATGGTCTTTTGATGTTGATGATATTCATTGGATTGAACATGCACTATCATATAGACTTGGTAGACTAAATAAAAGAATTGCGTTAGTTGAAAAACAATCAAGTGTAGATGCAATAGAGGCAGAGATTAAAGTTATTAGAGAACTGCAAGGAAAGATACATAATCAAAAACACTTTTATCGCCCAAAAGGAGTATATGTAAGTGGTTAATAAAAACACAGACAGGGCCCAAATCAAAGAATATGGTGAACACTTGAAACAAGAAAGATATCATGAGTATATGTTGAGGATGGAAAAAGAAGAAAATAAAAAATCAAGTTTTGTAGTGACTCTTGAAACTGACGAAGATGATAATTTAATTTTGCCTATTCCTATAGAAATAATGAACCAGATGGGTTGGGATATTGGGGATACACTTTTATTTCAAGATTGTTTCAATGGATCGTGCATAATAACTAAGGGGTGATGCCCTAACACATCCGCCGACTACTACGGTTAGTAGTTTGATGCCCTAGAAATTTCTAGGGCATCTTTTTATAAATATTCCTCGAGAAGAGAGAGGAAAATTTATGATAGATCCAATTACAGCTATAGGAGCTGCAACGGCAGCATTTAATGGCGTTAAGAAGTTAGTACATGCCGGTAGAGAGTTGGAAGATGTTGTCGGACAACTTGGAAAATGGTATGGTGCCGCTGCAGATTTAAGTAGAGCGGAAACTCAAAGAAAAAATCCTCCACTTTTTACAAAGCTTTTTAATAGTGGTTCTGTTGAGCAGGAGGCACTAGAGATTCTTGTTCATAAGAAAAAAATGGAAGAACAAGAGAAACAATTGCAAGATATGCTCAATATTCGTTTTGGATATGGCACTTGGAAAGAAATGATCGAATTGCGTAGAAAAATACGCAAGGAAAGAGAAGAAACAATCTATAGACAACAAGAAGCAAGACAAGCTTTCTTTGAAAATTGTGCTGTAATATTATTAGTACTTAGTCTTTTTGGTATAGTTGTTGGTGGTGTCTGGTTCATGGGTTTGGGAGCCGGGTGGTGGAAGTAACACATTTATTTGTATTGATTCTAATCCTTGGAAAATCTCCTGTAAATGACCCACCAATGCATTTTTATGATATTAATAGATGTAATTATTTTGCTAGTGAAATCGTAAAAAGATTTGGAAATTACAAATATTATAGAAATGTGCCAGAAGATCATAGGGCTACAGCATATTGCAAACCAGTCTTAGTCAATCCTAAAAATGTAAAGGTTTATCAATAAGGCTTGACATTTTAAAATTTATGTAATATATTAATATTAATTATATGGAGATTCGCATGTCATACAGAAAAATCGAAGAAGCGTTAATTAATATCTGCACACAGTTGGATGAAATGAACGAAAGATTAGAAAATATTGAAAGTAAAGTAGATATCATCGATTATGATGAATTTACAGAATATGAATTTGATGATGAAGATACTTTCATTACAGTTTCCGATTGTGTCGGTAATATAACCACAGAATGGCCAGATGAAAAACTTGATGCTTTGATACAAGATTTACTATCTGTTGTTAAATCTGATGAGACAAAAAAATCAGTTGGAGAAAACGTAATAAACTTCCCAAAACAGTAGTTTTGAAAAAATTTCCGCACTAAATAAAAATAGAATTATGTCTTTGTGCGGAGATGGCCATGGAATTGCAAGAATACTTTTCAAAAAATACTATTGTACCTAGGCACGAATTTTATCACAAAGATACTGCAAAACACCTTTGCAATATATGCGAGTTGGTGTATATGACAGACAATCAAAAAGTTGTAAGAAATATATTACAAAATTACAACAAAACAGAATTAAAATTTTTCGACGTAGATGGAACTGAGGCGATGATAATCAAGTCGCCTGGCTCGATTATTGTGGCATTTAGAGGCACAGAGGAACCTAAAGATATCATAACAGATCTTAATCTAATTCCTGTTGGTGGAGAAAAACAGGGGTTGGTCCATATGGGATTTAAATTAGGATTGGATAAGATATGGAAGTCAGTAGAAACCCATATAGACTTACTACACACTTATGGTGATGTGGTATACTTAACAGGACATTCGTTAGGTGGCGCCCTTGCCACAGTCGCTGCAGCTAGGTCTAAATATATTTGTCAGGTATATACTTTCGGCCAACCAAGAGTTGGGAATAAAAAGTATAAAAAAAATGTTCAATCAAAAATATATAGACATGTATGTGGTGCAGATATTGTGCCATCAGTTCCTTTTGGATTCCTATATTCTCATATGGGAGATTTATATCATGTTGACAAACAACAAGAAAAATGTTATAAAGTAGATAGTATATTTACTTTTATAAAGAAAAGATGGAAAGCGAGACTTGGTAGTTTATTTTCGAAAAGACCATTATTGGATTTAATTGACGATCATAAACTATCAACATATAAAAAATATATTTGAGGTTATTATGCCAACTTATACATACAACTGTAAAAAATGCGAACATTCTTTTACAGAAATTCGCAAACTTTCGGAAAGAGAAATTCCGATACAATCTCCATGTCCAAAATGTAATGAGGAAAACTGTATCTCACAGGCCCTTTCTACGTTCTCACTTGGAGACCCCTTCATTCACGGCAATGCAGATAGTAGAAGACCACCAAGAGACTTTAAGGAGGGAGTCTTAGATAAGGTGAAAAAGATGCCAGGAAAAACGACGGAGGGCAGACTTAGCCAATTATAAAGGAGCCATACTTAATGAGTAGAGCACAAACTAAAAAAAGAAAAAATAATAAATTTGCGCTAAACGAATCACACTTTACTCTACAAACAATATTACCCATCACAGATACACAAGAAAAAGTTTTTACAAAATTTAATGATGGTGAACATCTATTTTTACATGGTTTTGCTGGTACAGGTAAAAGTTATATTGCCTGTTATTTAGCAATACAGGAATTGATGAATCCACCACCACAGTACAAAAATTTAACAGTCGTAAGAAGCGTTGTCCCTACTAGAGATATTGGTTTCTTGCCCGGCACCGAAGAACAAAAAGTAGAAGTCTATGAGGCTCCATATAAGTCTATCTTTAACTCATTATTTCAGAGAGGAGATGCCTACGAATTACTCAGAAAAAAATCCATAGTAAATTTTATGACCACTTCGTATATCAGGGGGATAACTCTTGAGGATACTTTAATTATTATTGATGAATGTCAAAATATGACCTTTCACGAACTTGATTCTATTATTACCAGAATTGGAAATAATTGTAGAGTTATTTTTTGTGGAGATTTTAGACAAAGTGATTTTGAATTTTCAGATGAAAGAGAGGGACTCATGAAGTTTATCAATATTGTTAAACAAATAGAACAATTTTCTTTTATTGAATTTAATAAAGATGATATTGTGAGAAGTGATTTGGTCAAATCTTATATTATCAAAAAAACAGAACAAGGTTTAATTTAATTGTAGGAGAATGTCATGAATAATCTAATAAACGCAAAAGAATTATTTGAATTAAAAAGAGAAGCAAATTCAAAAGGATTAAAATTTTCTGCATATAGAGATACAATAGAATATTCAAATGAATTATCAAATGAGCTACTATACATGTTATGTGATGTTTTATGTTATCATGGATTTGATGTAAGTAGTAAAAAAATTACAGACGATTTATCTTTTATAAATATGTACATACAGGCGGCAGTTGACAGGCAATTAAATATTGAAAATCCCTTGATAGAAGATATGGATTTTTGTATTGAAGAAATGAAAAATATTATGGGGGAAGAGCAAGTAGCTATGGAATAGTCAACTCCACTAGGAGGTTGAAATGTCAGATTTAAATTCTTTATCTATGGATTTAACAAACCTATTGTTGCCATGGATAGGAGTACTCTTATCTCTTATTATTGCCCTTTGGGTTAAAAATTTTGTAGACGCATTCGTTAAGGGGTTCACGTTCAAAATGAACAACTCCTTTAACGAAGGCGATAAAGTTTTATTAGATGGTGCAGAGGCAATTATTGTAAAAATAGGTGCGATGGAAACTGTATTTGGTGTTTATAGTGACAGGGGATATACTTGGAGATACGTCCCAAATTCTAGAATTCCTTTTTTGAAACTTGAAAAAATAATTAATAAAGACTTGCATCTTGATAGTGATGCAGAAAAGGCCAGAAAATTACAACATCTGATAGATTTAGGACAAAATCAAAATATAAATAAGAATGCAGAAGCAATACAAGAAATTAAGAACGGAAATAACTGATGACTAAGAGTTTTGTAGATATAAGAGAAGAATTGCTACTAGAAGAATATCTAGAAGAAAAACAAGTTATTGTTGGAAAAGGTTCAAAATATAATCAAATTGTATTTTTAGCTGGTGGTGCTGGTTCTGGTAAAGGATTTAGTCTTGCTAATTTTATGCAAGGCGAAAAATTTAAAGTAAGAGATGTTGATGAATGGAAAAGACTATTACTTAAAATAAATGAAATCAAAAGATCAAAACCAGAATTACTTAATTTAGATTTGCGTAATCCAGACGATGTATTTAAACTACACAAACATGTAGAAGAATTAAATCTAAAGGATAAGACAATATCCTTACTTTTACAAGATTTAGAAAAAGGACGCTTGCCAAATATCGTTTTTGATGTTACAATGAAAAAGGTTGGACACATAACAGATGTATTGCCTTCACTATTGTCTGTAGGGTATGATCCCAAAGACATTCATTTAGTTTGGGTTCTCACTGATTATTCGGTCGCAGTGAAACAAAATAAATCAAGGTCAAGAGTTGTGCCAGATGATATTCTTTTACAGACTCATGAAGGTGCTGCAAAAACTGTACTTGGTTTTATTGAGGGCGGATTGCCATCTGGAATGGATGGTTCTGTTCATGTTATTATGGGTGGAAAGGAACATACAGTATTTTATACGGATCAACAAGGTAATCCTATTAAAAACGCAAAAGGTAATCTCACAGTCAAAGACTTTGAATATACCACAGTGAAAAAAGAAGGCAAACCTATGTTGAAAGATATCAAAAAGGGGCCTGGTGGTCAGTTGCAGGGTGCTGCAATCAAACAAAAACTGTATGATATGATAATGAAAAAAATTCCAAGAGGTAAGACATTATCTCAACTTATGGGAATGAAAGACAAGTAGAAAGTAATTTATGTTTAATCATGTTGATTTGAATCTTGAACATTCTAAACTAATCACAGAAAATGTTAACGGTAAACGTATGTACGTTACACCAGAAGGCAACAAATATCCTTCGGTGACAACTGTACTTGGCTGGTTTTCTGCAAAGGGTATAAAACAGTGGAGAGAAAGAGTTGGTGCAGAGACTGCAAATAAGATAACAACTCAGGCGGCCAGACGAGGTACGGCTGTCCACCATCTTTGTGAAGATTATTTAAATAATGTTGATATAGATTTTAAAAAACTTTTACCTACTGATATGGAACTCTTTAGAATACTAAAACCAGTATTGGACGAATCAGTAGACGATATTCACTTGCAAGAACAATCCATGTATTCAGATCATTTAGAACTTGCTGGCACGGTCGATTGTGTCGCCAAGTTTGACGGCAAGTTATCTATCATCGACTTTAAAACTTCGAGACAATCAATGAAAGGCGATCCATACGGGAAACTAGAAAAATATTTTAGACAGGCCTCCGCATATGCGGTAATGTTTGAGGAAAGATATAAAATTCCTATAAATAATCTCGTTATCATCGCTGCGGTAGATGGTTCTGATGAACCAGAAGTGTTTACATCTAAAAGAGATAAACACATAATGCAAATGAGAGATATGGTAACAGAATACATGGAGAATATAAAATGACTTTATGGTTTTGGGCATTATCTGCAATCGCAGGAAGTATTTTGGGCGGAGCTACAAACGCATGGTTTGAAAATACAAAAATGGGAAAATGGTTCTATAAAAAAATGGAACAATTTTACGATTGGGCCGCGGATAGATATAACTTAAAGATTCTGGATACTGAAAATGCATGGCGCAAAAAGTATCCGAATATCGCATATCAGATAGATTCTTTGGAAAAAAGAATTTCGGAATTAGAAAGGCGATAAATACAATTTGACACACACAACACAGGAGAAAAAAATGTCAAACAAAAACCCATTTGAAATCAGAGCAGATATGCTCAAACTTGCAAAAGACTACATGGATCAACAGTACCAAATTAATATGGACTTTTGGAGACAGCAGTTCGAGGCAAATAAAGCAACGGCTGAAGAATTTCACAAATCTTGCCAACCTTATTCTATGGATGAACTAATGGAAAAAGCAAAAGAAATGTATTCTTTTGTTTCTAAAAAAGACTAACTTAATACAGCTTGACATATTCGAAATAATATGTTAGATTTGTTCTCATACGAAATAACAAATGAGAGCAGTAAAATGAAAAAACTAATCCTTGCATTAGTCGTAGGAAGTTTGGCCAGTAGTAGTAATGCTACTGGTCCTTATACTATAGAAGACGAAAAGTCAATAGAATGTTTGGCACTGAATATTTACTTTGAGACACATGCCTCATCTCTTGCAGATGCGATGGCTGTTTCAGATGTTGTTTTAAATCGAGTTAATCATTCTAAGTATCCAAACACAATATGTGGAGTTGTGCATGACGGATATGAAGTAGGAAAAAGAACTTGTCAGTTTAGTTGGTATTGTGATGGTAAATCAGATGTTCCTTCTAATTCTGATTCGTGGGAAAAATCTAGAAAATATGCTAGGGACTTTTATATTCATGGTGAATATATTGGAATAACCGAAGGTGCAACACATTATCATGCGACATATGTAAAACCTTATTGGGCTCCAACACTTGATAGAATAACTCAAATTGGTTCTCACATTTTTTATAGAATAAAAGGAAAGTAGGAGATTTTTATGTTAAATGTGAAAAGTACTAAAGAATTCTGTAATGAAATAGAAAAATATGCAAAAGAATTTGGATTGTCTTATATCGAGGCAATTCTAGAGTATTGCGAAGAAAATGATTTGGATGTAGAATCTGTATCTAAATTGGTTTCATCTAATTTAAAAGAGAAAATACAATACGAAGCCGAAAATCTAAATATGATTCCTAAAACTGTAACACGATTACCACTATGATGATATTGTCGAGTAGAAAGATGGATGATTTCGAAGCCTTTAAAATATATGTAGCAATGAAATCTCATTTCCAAGGCGATTATGATTATAAACAATATAAAGGAAAAACTAGCCTAAAAGAATCTGCGTTTCATAAGAGACAAGATAAATCTACCTTTCAAGAACTTTCTCGTAGATTTACGAAAAAAGAACTTGAAGAATTTTTACTTGCAACTTACCTTAATTTAAATAGTGAGTATATGTGGACAGGTAACTTATTAGACGACGAAACTCTCGAATCGTATAAACAATGGAAACGTAGAGTTCAGAGTATGTCTTATAATTTTAAAGAAGATGTTTATAAAATTATAAACAAGGCAGTAGAAAATGATTTAAGATTTGATAATATTTTCAAATCTATAAAAGGACAATATCCATTTATTATGAAAATGGAAAACTTGGGTGAAATATCTTTGGAAACTTTCATTATCTTTGATGAAATGTTTGACATATTAAACACACAAGAAGAAAAAATAAGTGATTCTATTTACTTTCCTATGTTTAAAAAGAAGTGTAAAAATTATTCTGTCTTTTTGAACATAAATATAGATTATTATAAAGATTTGTTTAAGAATATCATCTTAGATGATTACTATGACGAGTATGGACATAATCTAGGAGAATAAATTGACTCTCTTAACATTTTTGGTGGCAATCAGCATCAGTGGAGTTGCTGCCTATTATTCAATTATAGGCCTGTCAAAGATTTTTGCGGCCGCATTAGTACCAATCATAATCATGGGTGGTGTCCTTGAGGTTGGTAAACTTGTTACCGCTGTCTGGCTTCACAGACATTGGAATGTTGCGCCAAGATTACTTAAAATTTATCTTACATCCGCCGTTATAGTTTTGATGCTAATAACTAGTATGGGTATTTTTGGATTCTTATCTTCTGCGCACATAGAACAAACTGCCGAGGCCGAAGAAAATATTGCGAAAATAGAACAGATTGATCGTAAGATAATACGGTTGTCCACTTTAATATCAACATCAGAAGAAAATATTGAAAAGTTAGAAAACAAAGATATAACTAAAAACAAAGAAATTAATGAACAAATTTCGGCAGAAGAAGAACGTATAGAAACTGTACAAACCAACTTTCAAAAGTTAGTGGACGAACAAAATGAAATAATAAATTCTGCTAATGAAAACTTAGATTTATTAGAAGAATATGTGAGAAACAATGACATTCGTTCATTACAATCTTTGATTGGTACTCTACCAGATGGTAAATATGGTCCAGAAACCGCCAAAAAGGTCACTGAGTATAGGGAAAGAGAAGAAGGTAGGGTTGATGATGTTTTGGATGTTGCCCGTGCCAAGATTACTGAATTGCGTTCAAAAGAAACAGAACAATTGAGCAAGAGTCAAGAATTAATTGATAGACTTAGGGTGAGAATCACTACAGACGGTTTAGATGAGACCGATACCGTTAGAATAGAAAGATTGCAATCGACCATAATAACATCTGAAGATGAAATCACAAAATTGAATTCTGAAAAATTTGAGTTAGAGTCAACTTATCGTAAATTGGAAGCGGAAGTTGGACCACTTAAATATATTGCAGAGATGATATATGGACAAGAGGCGAACACAGACATATTAGAAAACGCAGTTAGGTGGGTTATAATTGCGATCATATTTGTATTTGATCCGTTGGCAGTTTTACTTATTATTTCTGCTAATATGTCATATATGTTAATACAAAAACACAAAAAAGAGGTTGCGGAGGCTACTGGTTCTGCTGGAGTAGATTTTAAAACAGCAGATAATGTTTTAGTAAAAACAAAAGTAGGTTGGAAGAAAATTACTAATCCAAAA